CCCGTGCCCGGTGGACCAGGGATAATTATTCTACGCAAAAGGTGGCTCCTTCATTTTTGTCTTTCTTACAATCGGTTTATTAACCTCTTGTTGTTTTATGGCAAGGTATCTTACACTCTTGTTATTTATTTTACCTGGTATCTCTTCTGCTCCAAACAAAGTTTCTAACATTCTAGCAGTTTTAGCTTTAGTATATTTCTTTGTGTCCCAAAGTTTTGTCCTTAATATATATTTCCAAAAGTCTTTATATTTAAAATAACTTACTTCATCTTCTGTAAAAGATAGTCCACGTAATATATCTGCCCAATCTTTTCCAGGTATCTTTGTTGTGTAGTCAACCAATAACTCTTTAAGCTGCACATCTACTTTTGTAGATTCTGGAGCTTCTATTGGTATTGTATCTTTTAATAATTTATTAATTGCTTTTCTCCAGATTAACTTACCAACTGGTGGCATGGCTTGATTAATTTGTTCTAAACATTTAAGTGAAAATCTATCTGGCTCGTGTAAATCTTGTGACTCTACTTCAACTTGTTCATCACCGATTGTTACGTAATATAGTGGTGGATCAGAGTCATACTTCTGTATCTCTTTTATTTCTGTTTCAGGTACACCATCACCCACGCCATACTCTTGCATGACACATTTTTTAGAATTACAATAAGATGCAATAGGTTCATCTTTACATTTATAATTATACTCTTTGCCATCAATAGATTTAATTAATGTATCTACTTCTTTTTTATCTAATGGTGGTTCACAGTAAGCATCATTGTATTTGAAGAGTTCTCTATCCCATGTATCAGGAAATCTTTTTTTACAATACACACCAAAATTATAAAGTGCATTGTTTCTTTGACCGTTTGGTATTCCTTGTTTTGCGATTGTAACCAAACATGGTGGCGCACCTTTAAGTAGATTGTCAACTACTTTTTCTTCTTGGAAAGACAGTTTGGAGAGTTGATCTTCTGTTAGTTTTACTTTATTATGCGCTTCAAAAAATTGATATATATCCATTGCTGACCCATCATCTTTAATTCCATATCTCACAGACAACAACGCATTATGATAAGGTAAATTTAAAAAGCTACCCGTGCCACCTTTATTCATATCTACTTTATTTTGTTTAGGAAATATTTCTGCGTTTGCGTAACCTAATTTAGCAGCCATGTCTTTTAATTTACTTCTAAATAATGCTGCAGGCACAAACTTATCTGTAAATAAAAATACGTGTGCACCACCTGATTTAGATCTACATACTAATAATGGAAACTTATACTCTCTTATTTTTTTAATTAACTCTTTATGATCAAAGCCATTGTATACATCAATGTCTATGCATGACCATTTACATTTGTTTTCTTCGTTTATAGGAATAATACCAAGAGCAGGATCTTTACCTTTCAAATGATCAAAGAACATTTGTTTGGTTGGCTTTTGTTTAATTATAAAAGATTTTGTTTTGTGCTTTCCTCTTTCATCAAACTCATCTGTCTTTCTAGTTTGACCGTATGCACTATACGAACCTTCAAATATATTTATAAATTTATCTACGTCTGACATCACCACTTTGTGTTTCGGGGGGTGTGGAGTTATGGATCACAACCCCCAAAATCATTTATGCTTTATTCTTGATGCCTTCGTAGAACTTCTTCGCTCGTTCGTACATCTTGACATCCTCTAGCATTCCAACTTTTTCAACGTTGTAGCCATACCATTGATTACCTTTTCCTGTATTTAATACAGAAGATAATTTATATATGTGGCTAAACGATGGTGGTGTATAAGGACCATTCTTACCATCTAAACTAATAGACTTCATCATGGAGTTCCATTTTCTGCTAACTTTACCTTGAGATGAACTCATTGATATCATTGCAGTTTCAGAACCTCTGTCACCTATAATGATTACAAAGTGCTGACCAACAGTTAAGATATAATTACCATTCTGTAATCTATCTTTACCATCTGGTCCCTTTGTAGTTTTATCTAGAATATCCGAAGTATCTGGATAAATCATTTCAGGTCTACCTGAACCTGTTCCATAATCTGCCCACTCTTGGTATTCTAATTTATAATGACATGGAATAACCTGTATTCCTTTATCACCATCATATAACTGTTTCGTAACAGTGTTTAAGAACATACCAGGTTCTGCACCTTCAACATAATTTTGATTACGTTTCTGTGCTTCTGCTGATCCATTCTGTAAAAGTTTTAAGATAGGTGGAGCCAGACTTTCTGTCTTCACATTCTCAAAACCAGCTTGCGCATCTGCTTCAAACAATGAAGCTGAAGGCAGGTTTTCTTTTTTAGTTGCTACTTGTTTCGCGTCACTCATTTCTAGTTTCTCCTTGTTATTTTCGTTTGGTTACCCTCAAACGGTTTAAATAAGTCAGACGGAACATCTTGGTTTGCTTCTAGACGCTCTCTGACCATTGCTTTTAAAGTCTGGGGATGAACACCAATCTTTTGGACTGGCTCATACCCCTGACCTTTTGCAAGGACAGCATATTCTGCCGCCTTGTTGTCTTCGCCTTTACCAAAGGTAACGGTAATATCATTTTTAATAATATCACCTAAGCCGTTGTTACGAAGCCATTTAAAAGCTGCCTCCTGTTGATCTGGAGGTATGTATGCGCCGTATATTTTTTTAATCTCTACGGACTCACCATCTTTCAGCTTTAATTTTG